AGGCCGCGGAACTGCCGATCCCGCCCGACACGGTCAGCGTGAGAACGCCTTCGCTAACGCTCCAGACCATTCCGCCAGCGTAGCGGACGCGCAGGGCCAGGAACGGGCTCGGATCCTTATCGAAGACGCGGTTCAGGCTATCCAGCAGCTTGTCCGTTAGCCTCATGAGACGTTCACGGCCCCTGGCATCGCCTTCTGGCTTTGCGACACACTGATGTCATCCACGTCGAGGAGCGCGATCGTCCAGTCGGTGTACGTTCCTGCCGCGCCGGAATAGCTCAGAATGTTGACCGTCAGCGACGTGCCGCTGTAGCTGCTCACCGTGGCGATAAACCGGCTGGTCGGGTTCGACGACCGAAACAACTGCACGACTTGGTTTGCAGCGAACCCCAAACCCGACTGGGTGGCCCAGGTCTGCGATCCGGTTGCGGTGCTCGCCTTGGAGGTGGTCGACGTGCCCCACGTGGTCGCTGGGTCTGCCGCCACTACGACGAAGTTATCGACGCCCTCAATCGAGCACACCGCGCTCACGATGTCCGCTATCTGCGCCGTTTCACCGATGTCGAGGTCAAGGAGGTATTGGTCAACCGCGGTCTCTGCAGCGTCGGCAAGAGTGGGTTGATCGAAGCCGGGCATAGCGGTGATGAGCCCGACAAGGTTCACGTTGACCTCCGTCGCCGCCGCGACGTCGACCTTCACCCCGGCCGCCTTCCATCCCGGCACCTTGTTGCCGTTCTCGTCGACGTAACCTTGGATCACGGAGGCGACCTGCGTGACGATACCCCCGGAGGTGGAGCCCTTGCCGTTGTGCACGAAGAGTTGGACCCATGCGATCGGCTGGGTGTTGTCCAGGACGTATGGCTCAATCGTATTCGCGAACTTCACGCGCTCCGTCTCGATGCCTGCCCCGTTGAAAATGGCGACCGTCTTGGCGCCATAGATGAGCGCCGCATTGGTGCCGCGCTGAAGGGTCTGCACGTAGTCGAGGAAGCGCTGCTTCCTCTCGTCATCGCTCTCCAGGTCGCGTCCGTTCGAGAGGGCCGCGAGGTTGCTGGCGCTCGCGAAGTTGGTGATCTGCGGGCTCGCCGAGAAGAGCGTGCCGACTTTGACGTTCCCCACCACGCCCGCGTCGGCCGCAATGACGGAAACATCCGCAGTCGCATTCCCCGCCGTGATGATCGCCTGCGCTTGGCTGACGTAGGTCGTCCTAGAATCCACAGACGAGAAGACGGTGCCCGCCGGGATCGTGACATCCTGGGATGAGACGTTCACGGTCACACGAATCGTGCCTGTCGCCGGCGCCGCGTCGAGACGTGCAAAATTGAACGAGGTGTAGGTGGCGACCGGGATGGCTTCCCTGATGCCGTTGAAGCCCTGTTGGTAGGCCTCCTCGATCTCGACGCCGGCGGACTCAAGGATCGTGCGAGTGACAGACCCGACGTTGAAGTCGGTCACTCCGGGCGCGACACCCCGAAAATGGTTCACCATCCCCGCAACGATGCTGGGGAAGTTCTTCAGTTGGTACGCCATCAGACGGTCGTCCCGATGTCCATTGCGGATCCAGTGATGGGCTGCGCCGTGGCCGTCACCTCGACCGCATCGCCCGCCAGATCAGCTTTGGCGCTCAGGACGGATTGCGTGCGAGGATCGGCAAGAAGGGCAGTGCGGACGTATTGGGCGGCGAGGGCCGCAGTGCCGGCGCGGCCCGCCTGCCCCTTCATCGAGTGGACGCCGCAGCCGTATGCAGGATGGAAGATTAGATCGCCAAGGGGCGTGTCGATGCGGTTTCGGTAGGCCTGCTTGAGGTTGTCGCGCCCAGCCACAATCCCGAGGTCGCCATCCTCGCCGGCGCGCAGCTGTCCACCGACGAGAGCCACATCGGCCAGGAAGACGCGCTCGGCGTCCGTGGTCGAGGGCGCGCGCGCTCCGACCGCCGGGACGATCAGGCTGTCTCCATACAACTTGACCTTCGCGCCGGCCGCGAGCGGGTCACCCGTCAGATAAGGCGGCGCCAGTTCGTTGATGGCGATCAACTCGACCCAGCGAGTCGCATCACCGAGTTCGCGCTGGGCGATCCGCTGCAGGGTGTCGCCCCGATGAATTTGGGCGAACCGGAAGTTGGTGAGCCGCTTCATTGCCATGGGAAGACGACTCCCGAGGCGATGGCCGCCGCACGCGAGGCCAGTTCCGACGTAGACATCGGCCGCAGGATCGGATCAGCGAGCTTCATTACGTCCATGTTTTGACGCGCATCAGGGCTGACCGCGGCGACGGCCGCAGATGGAGAAAGAACCGTCTCCCATGGGTTCTCGCCCGCCAAGGGACTCAAGGGCGATCCCCCGACCGTCGATGAGCAGTTCGAGGCGCCGTACAGGGCGCTGTAATCCGGATACTCAGTGATCGCTCGGAAGGTGTTCGCCAGGACGCAGTGAGCGTTGTTGAAAGCGCCCGCGACCGTCGCCACGTCATGGCTGACGGAGTCGACCAAGCTGCCGATGGCGTTGACCGTGTTGAAGGCGTTGCGCCCCACCAGCGCGAAGTCCTTCGCGACGCTGATGTATTGCGCCCCCTGATGATCGACCACGCCACCGCTCGCGCTCACGACGCCGACAACCTGGTGGAATGCACTGGTCGCCTTCGCGCTCATGTCGCGCAGAGGGGAGAACAAGGAGCTGTCGATGGAGCCCTGAAGCCCAGGCACGATGGACGCGATCTTATCGACGCTCGACTGGATGCTGTTAATCCCGGCGAGGACGCTGTTGCGGCTTCCATCGCTTGAAAAATTGAGCGGGTCCTCATCCAGCGGTGCGATGTCCTCGGACAGCACCGTCATGCCGATCTGGTACATGAACAGCAGGGGCCGGCTCTGGTTGCGCTTCAGCTGAAACTGCCCAGGCGCCACGACCGCCACGATCTCGTCGAGCTCATCCACGAAGATGAGCTTCACGTCGCGGACATCGCGCCCATCCGAGACGGCATCGGCCCGTGCGCGATGCCACCCCGTCCACACCACCTGACGGACCTTCTTGAATTCCTCGTCGCCGGGCGGCCGAAACCCGGACCCCCAACCAGTGTGACCGGAGATCTGGATCGACGACAAGCCGGGGCCGAAGTCGTCGAGGAACGCGCCGCCCAGAGTCGGGATGACCGTCTGAAGCGCCGGCGAAAGGTAGGTCAAGTCTTCCGGCCGGATGACCAGGGGGAGCGTTGTGACGCCGCCCTTGCCGTCCTCTAGGCGGAAGGAAATCGGCCGCCTATCGGCCTTCTGGCTAGTCGGTGCGGCCATGATCGGATCATGGCGTCACGACAAGTTGGGACTTGGTCGCGGCCGTGATAAAGCGGAGCCATGCCCACGTTCACACAAACTGCGGCGATAGCGGCAGCTGCGGCACTGACGGCAGGACTAGGAGCGGCTGTCGCCGTCACTCAAATCCGGCCGGCCGTCAGCTCGGCGGACGCCATGGCTTCCGATCCAGGCTACCGACTCCTGAAATGGGGCGCTGAAACAGACCGCCTCAAAATGCAATACGACAAACTCGGCCGCATGCTCGACGCCACGATCGATCCAAACCGGTCGGGCCAAATTCGCAGCGCCATCATCGCCACTGAGGGACGGCTGAAGAAGCTGGGCTGGTGCCACACCGGAGACGACGGCGACACGGCAATCTGGATGCGCTGCGACCCAGCGCCCTAGTTCGGCGCCCCAGTGTTCCCACTGCCCGTCTGCACGCCGCCGTGGGTGTGCGTCTTGAGGTGCTTGCCGCCGCCGACAACGTCCGTGTCGCCGGTGATGGTACCGGTCGCGTGAAAATCACCCGTGTGCGTCCAAGACGCGGCGCTCGACGTGATCGCGCCGGTCACGGTCAGCGAAAGAGAACCGAGCGACAAGGTCGTTGATCCGTCGGGAGCCACGTCCAGCGATGCCTTGTTGGCGCCGGCGGCGTCTTTGACCACGAGGCGCACATGCGGGGCCCGCGTCTTGTTCCGGCGGATCGCCCACTTCGCGTCGAAGTCCTGGCCTGTGAGGTCTTCGTTGGTGGGGTCCTCGCCGACCTTCAGGTATGTGCCATTGGGCCAAGCCATCGTGAACGCGCCCGTATCATCGATGGTCGTGTAGAAGTCGCTCGCGTGCCGTGAGACCCGGAAGTTCGGCCGATCCTTGAACAGCAACTCGCAGACCTGCGGTCCCAAGAATCCGAGAACCAGCGGGATACCACGGCCGACGCTGGCCACTATCGCGTAAAGATCGTTGTCGCCGGTCTCTCGCGCAGGGTTGTTCGCGTCCGAGGTCGGAGTCGGAAAGTCCGCCGTTCCGGTGCGGCTTCCAAGGTTGCCCATGACCTGCACCATCGGAACCGGCGCCATCGTGTCTATGAATATCAGGTCGACCGCGTTCGCCTCGGGGTGCACGGCGGTCACCTTCGCCACGCGGAGATTACCGTCCATAGACGCCACCAATCGTAAGCTCCGCCAGGTACGCGCTCGTGCCGCGCTGCGTGCGCTCGATGAACCCAGTTCCACGGTCGAAAGACACGCTGGTCAGAAACGCCCCGCCAATCGTGAACTGGTGCGTGACCTCGTGGGCGTACATTTCGGATTCGAAGCCGCCGCGGTTCAGGCGGATGTACGACCCAGCGGTGATCTTCTCCGAGCCCTTGAGCGTCATAGCTCCAGCCTCGAAGACGACGTTGTCCTTGTTGTTCTCGATCAGAATCCGGCGTTTCTCATTTAGCATCCCGATGACAACTCCGGCGCCATCTCGAACCTCGTCTTCCTGCTTTCCGTCGTATCGGACTCCCTGCTGGCTCTGCTGCCGCATAAGGCGGATCCCGTACATACCGGGCAAGGAGTTCTGATAGTCAGTCAGCGCCGGCGGCGGGCTCAGGCCTTGATCCTGCTGCAGGAGCGGTGATCCAACCAGGGACAGCCGCGGCGCCTCGACCCAGTAGTAGTTGGCGACGTTGGCGTCGGTGCGACTGGACGTCATTGCCACCAGGTCCGACGCGTCAATCTTCACCACGTTCGCCGTTGCGCCGTCCTGGATGTAGGCGCCGGAGGCCTCCTTGAACGGCGTCGGCCGGTAGACGAGGTAGGGACCATCATCTCGGTCCTCGACGTAGAGCTCGTTCCAGGGGCCAACATCACCGAATTCGGCCAGCAGGTCATAGATGCTGCCGCCTTCCCATTGCTGGGCGCCGAACGGCTGCACAGACCCAGACGACGGAGAGTCGTGCGCATCGACCTGAAGCTTCATCACGGGGGAGTTGTCGCCGCCGGACCCGCTCTGCATTCGAGCGAGGAATTCGCCGACGACGTCCGCCACGACCTTTTTCACGAACTCGCCGGCCGTCTGAAATCCGTCCGTCTCGACGCCGTAGTTGAGGAACAGCTTGAACGACGAGAGCAAGTCTTGGCCCGGGATCATCGTCGGCAGGTACATGACGCGGATGATCTGAAGGATCTTCATGTACCCCTGGCCGGAAATGGTGACGGTGCGCACGGGCCCAGCCTCCGTCATGCCCTCCGAACGGGTGACCTCCGAGACAAACCCTCGCATGACGATGGGGAGCTTCGTCCCGTCCCTCGCCGATCCTGTGGTCGAGGCGTCGCGAGCCATGCGAATCTCGATGACGTCCATAGGCTCAACCATCGCGGCGACCGCGTCCGAGAAGCCGGAGTTCATCTGGTCAGGGAAGCTGACCGAGAACTGACCGGTGTCAGCCCCGCGGACCGTGCGCCGGACCGTGACGGTAGACCCGCGCCCCAGGTACTGGGTGAGGTCTACCTTGGCGCCGGTGGCCCCGCGAACGCGAGGCGAAGCGTCAACGCCGCCGGAGACCGTGTCGTCCCGCGCCACGACCTTCTGCAGGGTGACCGAAATCTGCGGAGCATAGGCCGATACGCCGCTTTGCGTCTGGGGCCGCTTCGCGGGAGTGACGACCACCTCTGAAAGTTGCGTCGCGTCGCTCATGAGCCATAGTTCACGTCGGTGGGATAGGAGATGCCCGACAGGCGCGGCGCGCGGCCGCTCGTGGTTCCAGCCGGACTCGGGGCGGGCACAATCGGCATTTTGAGCGCGCGGCGAACGCCGTCGGAGGTGACGATGTGGACGGTGGCCTCGCCCGTGACCTCGTGCCTGACCGCGGCGCCGCCGCCGCCGGTTGGAGCCGGCGTCTGGGCCATGGATAGAAGCGCGCTGGTGGCGTCCCTCCTTTCTATCCAGCCATTGGCGTCTCGATAGTTTTCCCGGAGGCGGTCATAGCCCCTCGGCCGCTCAAAGCGCACGCCGCCGGCCGCGTAATCCTCAGCGGTTTTGGCCATCCTGAGTTTCGCCGACGCGACGCCTTCGGTCGTGTTCAGCTCCTGCACGGCCCAGGCCATTTGGGCGCTCTGGGTCCAAGGGTCCAACCCCTTGTCCTTCGC